CCGTGGTCTCAGGCGGACCCAACTCTTCAGGACGCTCAGAAATTACGTCAAAGATTCAATGAGTATCTTAGCGTTGAATCAAGGAAGAATATGTTCCCATGAAATTCAAGTTACAGACTCCAGATGCCGTCTTCGCCGCCGCTATAGGGGAGATGAAAAACTTTAAGAAGTATGCCGGAGATGTTGTTTGGAGCCTTACCGCAGACGAGGTTACTACCATAGATGGGCAAGAGGGGACTTTGGCTATGCTGAAACGTCTTACCCCACAGATGCATAACGCCCCCGACCACGTTGGTAATTATTGGACGAGAGATGCTGAGTTAGATAACGAAGGGTTTATTGATAAAATAATCATCCATAATACGAGTCCGAATGCGTATCCTCTTTTGCGATTCCTTGAATACGGAACGAGGCCGCATTTTATCCGTGGTGGAACTACCCCGGTTGTCGTACCCGGAAAACCACTTCACTTTACTATTTCTGATGGAACTGAGATTTTTGCCTCTTTAGTTTGGCATCCCGGAACAACTCCTTATGGCATGGTCCGGCAAACAAAAAGAGCTTTGTTCAATCAACTTACCGAAGTCAATAAAGCAATTTCGGATATTGTACAGTACAGTATAAGAGTAAAAATGCAAGAAGCAAGTAAAGAAGCGGAGCCGCAATAATGGGAATTTATTTTGGAACAAGGGAAGCAATAGCTGCATGGCTTGAGTCTGCCCTGCTGGGAATCTCTGGAATGAAGCGGGTAGACAGACAGCACATGGAGAATTTTGAGAACTATGAATACCCGTCCGCCTTTTTGAACGAACTTCGGGAGAGTAGAAAATATGTTTGCTCGGATGTCCTTTTAATAACTGCATCTTACACGGTTGTAATTTTTAGTAAAAGCGAAGATGGTAATATGTCCACTCTTTTGAACACTCTTATTACGCAGGGTCTTACTGCGCTTACTTCCGATGGTTCTGCGGGTGGCGTGGCCTATGGGGTAGAAGTAGCCTCAATTAGTACGGACCAAGGGTTTATGGAGCCACACTGTGCGGCTATCTTTATGGTCAACGTCTCATATCTAGGGCAGGTTTAGGAAAATCATCATGGCAGACTCTACTCGTCACTTGCAACTGGACAGATTGGCTACAATACTTATGACTACAAGTATGAAAACAGTAGTTGTTTCATCTGGACCAATAGACACTGATGAGTATTCCGCCGCAGAATACCCTTTGATAGAAATAGTACCGAGTTCTGAGATTCCTATGCCGTATTTAACAGGCAGGCATGCCTTGTGGAGAAACCGGGTTGTGTTGACTTGTTACTATTTGGGTGTTAATACAGACTGGGAGCAGGGTGAAGCCCTGTTCAAGGAGGTAAAAGATGCACTTGGAGGAGACCCTACATTGAACGAGACCTGCGCTTCTGTATCGGTTTCGGATATTAGAAATTCAGGGGAATTCCCCATGTGGAAGGTTATTGCCACGATAGAAATGAAGTATGAAAAGAGGATATCAGATGCCTAATTACTATCAACCAAAGAAACAAAAACAAGTGGAACCGCCCATACAAAAACCGAAGACATTCACAATTTCTAAATACTATGTTAAGTCTAGCAATGCCAATAGGAAAATCTCTGGGTTCGGAGAAGCACCTATGGGGGTTTGGGTAGAAGTCCCTGAACGAGTCTTTAACAGCATTAAGACTTCTGTTTTGATGTATGGAAAAGCCGTGGGATGGGAGGTAAAGACGGAACTTATCAAATTGGAGGATAACAAATGAAGAAATTTTCTCTTGCAAACGAAGAGCAACTGTTTGTCAAGAAGGAGCAAGTCGAAGGTACTCTGGTTTACCCGACTGCAACGGATATGGTCCTTGCGGTTGGTGCGGCTACTACGAATCAGGAAATCGAATTTCTTGATGACGCTCAGGTCAGGGCGCGGCGCAGTCGTTCTACCCCTATCAAGGCCCGGACGAATCCCGGTTCTTGGAGCTTCAATACCTATGTGAAGCCCTCCGGTGTTGCCGGGACCAAGCCTGAGACGGACGTTCTTTGGGAATGTCTTATGGGCGATAACACGCCTACTCCAAATGTCAAAATTGACTACACGCTTGACAGCACTACGAACCTGCCGTCTTTTTCTCTTCTTAGAAAGGTCGGTCATACGGTCTTTTACATGGCAGGATGCACGGTCAATCAGGGAGAAGTCAACGTCTCGGGAGCCGACATAGCTTCTGTTGCGTGGAGCGGGCAGTTCATGAAGTGGTATCGGGCGGGTCATTCTATTTTGGCTACGACTACAGCTGCCCCCGATGACCATATTCATGTTGATGATGCCACTCGTTACACAGAACTTTCTAGGGTTACGATTGGGTCTGCTACTAATACCGGATTGGGGTTTCTTGTCACTGGCGTAAACTACACTACAAATACTTTGGCTATTAGTCCGGCTGTTGGAGCAGTTGTTAATTCCGGGTCCGCTGTTGAGGCGTGGTTCCCTGCCAATGGAGTTGAAGTGGGTGCGCCCGTACACGGAAAGCTCGGCTATCTGACCATTGATACGAATACGGCTATTGTTCTGTCGGCTACGATTACGATTAACAACAACATCAAGTACTATACAGACCTGAAGAACGGGCTTGTTGTCCCCACGATTTACGGCGCACCGGGATTCCGGGATGTGTCGGGGACACTGAGACTTTACTTCTACAAGAACATGCCGACTTATTTCTATCGTTCCGACTACCAGATTCAGGACGCGCTTATCGTTCCTGCTGGCAGCGTTGCGGGAAAAATCATGGAGATTTCCTGCCCGAAGATTGAGTACAAGACTCCGGTCATTTCTGGGGACGAGGAAATCATGATTGAACTTCCGTTCACAGCCGTTGGTGGGGCAGCCGGAGACGATGAAATAAAAGTGACGTTTAAGTAAATTTACTTATAGGAGGTAGGATTAATGGTAGACCTTCAACGGTTAATTGACAGTACGCAGATGAAAGGCGTTACTGTCTGGATGGAGTATCCCAGTATTTCTGGGTTTCAGGTTGAAATAGCATTTGTCGGGAAGCAGGAGATGCTTCGGATTTATGACGAATCCACTATTAGAAAGTGGAATGCTGAAACCCGGAAGCAGGAGCAGGAAGTGGACCGCAGGCGTGTTGCCAAGGTCTGGGCCGAAAGCGTGGTCAAGGGATGGAAGGGATTGACGGTAGCCAAGTTCAAGAGGCTCTGGCCCGTCAAACTTGACTCCGGCGTTAGCGATGATATGGAAATCGAGTCCAATTTGGAAAATCGCATTTCCCTGCTCTGGAACAGTTCGGACTTTGAGAACTGGGTACTTTCCATTGCCACGACTCCGGAACAGTTTGAAGAAGACAAAAAGAAGGCCGAGAAGGAGATGACGAATCTGGAAAAATAGTTGCGTGGGTAGAAACTCCAAATGCCAAGAACTGCAAGGATTGTAAAAGGGTATTTGACCAGCTTCCGAAGAATCTTAGACCGAATTGCGAGAAGCTGGACGAAGATGGCCTGTGTCCCAAAGGCGTTCCTTCGCTCTTGCAGGCGAATTCGGACGCATGGTTCATCTTCGGGATTCTACTCACGCAATCTGTCGATACCAATGTCGGTATCTTAAAATTTGACCCTCAGTTGGTCAGGTCATTATGCGACTTGTTAGAAGTCGGTGAGTCAGCGGCTATCAGGCTGTCCGGTAAGCTTCTGTACATGATTGATGTTGCCAATGAGAAGCGGTTGGCAAAGAAGGAAAATCGTCCTTCTGACGATATGAAAGGCCGAGCCGATGGCGAATGAACAGTTAGAACTTCCTTTTGTAATCACACTCGATAATCAAGGGTCTGTCTCTATAATTAATTTTGGAGACGATTACGTTAATGCCACAGACAAGATGAAGGTGGCTACCGAGGGGGTAGGGGCGGCTGTTGGGGGGATGGAACAGACTACGATGAGTTTGCGCCAAGCTCTTTCAGCAACGGCAAAGGGGTTTCAAGAGGCTCAGGGATTTGCTGGAAAATTTGGTTTTGCTATAGATGTAGCGAAGGGCTTTATGGGGGGACTTAGTGAAGTAATGGCTGGTGTGAACCAGAAATTTGGTGGATTTATAAATTCATTTACACAGAGTGGTCAAGCTATACAACAAATAGGAATGAAACTTACTGCCATATTTACGCTTATTACTGCGGGTGCGGTTATGGCAACAAAACAGGCGTTGGCTTATGCTGAAAGTCTTTGGTATATGCATCAACGGACTGGTGTTTCTGTAGAAGACTTGTCTGCTTTGCAACTGGCTGCGGCAAAGTCTGGGGTTTCTTTACAGTATGTTGGATATGGTATGCAACAACTTGGTAGAAATATGGCGATGGCAGAAAAACAAACATCTTTGATGGCAAAGACATTTAAAAAGTACGGTATTGAACTTGTGGATGTTGCAACAAAGCAGAAAAGAAATATTAAAGACGTTCTTATGGATGTTTCAAAAACACTTGCTGAAATGGACGATGTAGGAAAGAAGTTACAAGTTTCACAAATATTAATGGGTAGGTATGGAAGAGCATTGATTCCATTTTTGAATCTTGGTCCGGAAGGATTAAAAGAAGCTATGAAAGCGGCGGAAGAACTTGGAGCGGTTATTAGTGAGAAGACCGCTAGGGCCGCAGAAGACTTTAGTGGAAAAATGGAGGAGATGAAACTTGGTCTTAAAGGTGTTTATTATCAACTACTTGATGAGATGCTTCCTACCTTAAAATCATATGTGAGTTGGATAGTTGAGGTTGTTAAGAGTATGAATGGCTGGATAGGAAAACATAAAGAGGCTGCCGGAGCCATCGCTTCTACCGGAGTAAAGGCTGTTTTGCTTATGACGGCTGTATCTCCATTGATAGCCATTTTTGGTACTCTTATGAGTACGGTAAATAATGCCACTCAAGTTTTGGCTAGGTATATAGTTAATCTTAAGGGTGTAAAAGATGCATCGGAAGCGGCAAGATTGTCTACATTGGCTATGAATAAAGCAGCTGCTTTTATTGGCTGGGCTGGAATTATTACGCTCGTTATTGGTGGATTGGTAACTCTGTATGATTATCTTACAAAAGTTAATGAGTACAAGATGCATGGGAATCCTCTTAAAGAATGGGGAGAAAATGTTGATAAAGAACTTAGAGCTGCCAGAAAAAAACTTAAAGAGTTTGGTGACGAAGATAATATGTTCAAGCCCGTCAAAGAAGAGCCAAATTCTACTAAATCTGCCAATAGTAAAAACGTAATTTCAAAAATTGTAGATGTTGGAAATGATATAACAGACGGAATAGATACTTTTGCTAATAATATACTTGATACTACTGAGGGAGGAATTAAATGGATTGAAAATGCGGTTATAGATGCATCACAATTTTTTATGCGTATCGGAGATGCAGGAACTAAAGCTGTAAATAGTTGGTTTGGGGTTTATTCAGAAGAAGAAAAAAAGGCAAGAGCTGCCAGAATATTATCAGTTAAGGCATTTCAATACGCTTTAAAATTATCGGGTACGACTCTGGAAGGAATAGAAAAAGAATTTGGTAAGGGAGAAGATGGAGTAAATAAATTTTTTCTTGCTGTGGCAAGCGGGGCAAAAAATAATATATCTGTTTTAAGTTATTTAGAGCAGTTTCAACCTGATTTTCTTTCCGCCGTTAAAACGGATGAATTGAAAAAGAGAATAAAACAATTAGATGATGACCTTAGTAATCTCGGTGTAAAAACAATAAAAGATTTAAATGATACTCTAGATTTGAATATAGAAAATTTAGAAAGACTTAGTAAGGCGGGCTTGCTTACAGTTGATATGACAAATGCACTCGTAGTTTCTATTACAAAAGGAAAAATGGCTCTTGGACAAGCTTATACGATAGAGGAAGCATATTCTCTTCTTGTAGAAGAGGGACTTAAAGATAAAGAAAAACAAGAAAAAGCGTATACCCTTATAGAAAAACAACTGAAGGGTGTACATGGTGAATATGTTCGTGGAAAGATATCTTTACAGACATATACCGAGCAAACTAAAAAATTAACTCTTCAGCAAGCCCTTCTAGCTATAGAGCAAGGAAAATCCCTATCTGCAAGCCAGAAAGGAGCTATAACTGCTTCTTACGGTATTACAACTGTGGAAGAGCAAAAAACAGAAACAGTCAAGTTACAAATAGCCCTTGACTCAATTAATGCTGAATTTTCGCGCACAGGAAATGTTAATAAGTATGTTGCTTCCCTTAAGGCTCTTGGAGGAGCTGCGGGTAAAGGAACCGATGAATTTAAAAACCTGATTCAAACTACATTAACTCCATTTGAAAGGTCTTTCAAAAATATTGATGAGTATGCACAACAGATTATAACTGTTTTTGATAATCTTAAAGAAAAGCAAAGGGAGTGGGCTGACTGGGGCAAGGACCAGTTCAAGTCTTGGGTAACTGGAGCGGTGTCGGCGGCAAAGGAAAGTGGAAAGGCTTTGCTGGATATAGAGACTGAACTTGCTAGTTATGATAAGCCCGTATCTAAAAAACCAGTTACGGCTAAAACTGCAGCTTATCAGGGAGCGATAAAATTGGAGGAGGCTCGTCATGCCTCAGTCATGGCAGCTCTTACCGCAGAAGAACTCAAGTGGAACGAACTGTATGCTGAAAAGGCTAGGCTTATAGAAGACTACTATAAAAATGAAAAAATAAAGCTTGATTTAAGCTTGCAGTTGCGCATGAAGGATGCCGAGTTGGATTTAGCTAATGCTCAATTTCGCAGGGATTTAGCAGCCGAGAGTGACCCAAAAAAACAAGCGGACTTACTCGCCGCGTTTAAAACACAAGCAGCAACGATAGGGGCCGCTTACGAAAGTTCTCTGGCCTCCGCTAAGGGGGCGGACCAAGCGAGATTGCTCGTCTGGAAAACTCAGTGGATGGACCCTATTATTAAAAATATTGTTAGACTCAAAGATAAAGAAATAGTTACAAATAAAGAAATGTATGCTAGGCTCAAAGAACTCAGAAAAAAGGGTGTTGGGGCTACTGCAGAAGAGATGGACGAGATAAAAAAACTTCATGAGGCTACGGCTACAGATATTAACTTTATTTGGTCTGCCGTATTCTCTGTCGCTGGGGGAATTTTCGGTACGGTTGGGCAGTCAATGGCTGATTCCGCTTCCCGAATGGTGGAAAATATTACGGACGATATGACTTATCTTCAAAAGCAGACAATACAAACAAAGGCAGCAGTGTTATCATCTTGGGGTCAGGTTGCCGTTGGAATTGGACAGATTGGGGGAAGGATTTCTGCTAAATTTGCAGAGATAGCAGAGAATAATAAAAAATCCACAGTAAAAATAAAAGCTACAGTAACTGATATGCTGGTAGCGATTGGCCCCGAGCTTGCGGCTGCTCTTGGAACTTCTATTGGAAATGCTATGGGAGCAGCGGCTGGAAGAAGAACATATGCGGCTGAGGGTTCTGCTGTTGGTGGGCTGGTAGCTGGTATAGCTTTGGTAATTATTGGTGGTGTTGGTGTGGCTGTTGTAGCCGCCGTTACTGCTGTTGCATCCCTTCTTGGCGGTATTCTTGGAGGGCTTTTCAAAAAATCAAAAACACAAGCCGAAAAAGATGCCGAAGAACTTGAAAAATATACAGACGCTCTAGTTGCAAAAATGAGCAGCTATGGAAAAATAACAAGAGAAACGGCGGCACAAGTAACAAGTCTGTATAAAGAAATGGGGAAGGCGGCTGCGGAAGCGTACAAGTTTTCAATTATGATTGAGGCTATGGGAGTTAATATTGGTAATATTAATGCCCTCTGGGGTAAGTCTATTGCTGCTCTTACCGAATACAACAAAGGAACGCTTAAAGCGGAGGAGGCCGCCGAGAGTTTAGGAAAATCCTTTGACCTTCTTTTGGCGGGGGCTGAAAGAATGGGAACTCTTGGTTCCAAGTCTATGACAACCTTTATCACTACGGTCATGCAGTCTGGACTAAAGGTCAAGGAAATTACAGATTATGTCTACGGGATGCTTGGAGTGACACAAAGAGGCACACTTTCTGCCGTTCAGGGATTACAAATGATGATTGCCGCAGCTGGTCCGGGACTGACAAAGTTGGCAGAAGAGCAGACGGCCCTGATGGAGAAGTTGGCAGATAATGCTCTCAAGCCGTGGGAAAGGATTCGTATTGAGGATAAGTTGAAGGCCATAAAGGATAAGATGGCAGGTATGGCAGGGGATGTCGTTCCTGCTCTTGCGCGGATAGAACGGCAGGCTATGGCAACCTTCAATGCCATGACAAAGAACGGGGTCTCGTTTATTGATGCTCTGAACTCTCTTGCGCCCGTGCTTGATGCAATAGTTGAAAAACACAAGTTAATGGGAACAACGGCAAGTTCTGCAATTACTGAACTACTTAAAATCCGTAACGTCCAGAAAGCCAACGAGGAGTTGTTCGCTGCGGTAGAGGGAAATCTAGCTGTTATGAATGCCCTTCTTAATACAGGGTCAATGACGCAGGAAATTTTCTCTGACTCCGAAGGGGCGATGCTTGATTATTACCAGAAGATGATGGAGGCTGGTCTTACGCAAAAGCAGTCGCTTTCCCAAATCGCCCCAACCCTTGAGCGGTTGAGGTTCATGGAAGAGGAATATGGGTATCAGATTGACGATACTACTAAACATTTGATTGAGCAGGCCGAAGAACAGGGACTCATGTCTAAGAAGCAGCTTCAGACTAACGATATCATGATGGCTGGGTTCGGAGAGATAATCCGCGCCCTTGGCGGGGCTGTTCCTGAGGCGTTTAGAGAGTCTATGAAGCGGGTCAAGGAGTTTGGAGAAGAGGCTGCCTCGGCTGCTAAGGAGCAAGCTAGAGATGTTTCATTAGCTGCGGTGCAAGAAGCTGCGGATGCCCTGAAAAAAACTACTCCTCCTGAAACTCCTATTAATATTACCCCCGTTATAAAAACAGATGATTTATATGAGGTTTTACTACAGGCTGGCATGACCACAAAAGAAGCAATGGCAGAAGTTTCTTCTAGTACGCAGGCTGCAGTTGAAGATACTATTATCAAGATGTCGGCTATTACAAATCCGATTGACGATATGATTGCGAGAGTTGTGACGGCGACAGAAGCCATGAATACCCTTGGGAAGAGTATTAACGACTTGCCAACTCCTTCTGCAGAAGTCAATGTTTCGGCAAATGGAGAGGATGTCATACAGGCAAAGGAGGGGGGTACTTGGCAGATGGGTAGTAAGTCACAGCTCTTCCGGATGCATCCCGGAGAAGTCGTTAAGGTTGCCGCCCGAGGGGATGACACGGGGGAAATTAGGAAAATCCTCAGCGACCTTGTGATAGCTATCCGGGCAGGGTCGTCTAAGGTCGAGGTTAATAATGAGTTCAATGTCTCTACCATAGATGCAGATTCTTTTGACGCTGTTATTAGAAAGAAAATCGTCCCTCAGCTTGAGGCTATGTCGAAAAGAGAAACATTCCTGACTCATCCAAAGAGTGTTCGGGGGTACTAAATGAAATGCCGATTTATGTACAATAATCAGTGGGTTCCTAGTGTGGTTACTGGTTCTTCGGCTGACCCCAATTTTCCTGTATCGAATTCTCAGCACCGTTGGTTCACAAGAACTTGGAGGTCAGAAACAGGACAAGTTAGCGACCAATATTTAATTTGTGATAGGGGTACTCCGCTTCCGTCCAATAACGTGATGGTTTTTATAACGAAGTTCAATAATTTTAGTCCAACTGCGGTTGTAAAGATTCAGGGGAACGCATCGAATTCTTGGGGTGGACCCTCTTATGATTATACATTTCCCGTAATTAACAACGATGTTATGATACAGTTTCTAGGGGCTGATTATTATTATCAATACTGGAGACATTTTATAGACGACGATTCTAATACTGATAGCTATATTGAGGTTGGTCTGAATTATCTTGGTCCGTACTTTGAACCGACTAGAAACTATGATTATGGAGAGCAACTTCCTCAGCTTGACCCTAGTTCTATCCGGGCCAGCGAGGGCGGACAATTATCGTCTGTAGTTAAAGATAAGTATTGGACTAAATCGTTTAAATTCTCCAACGTCACTCCACTAGAGAAACCATACTTTCAGCTTGTTTTTGATTCGGCAGGAACTCATAAGGGGTTTTTCTTTACAGAAGATACCTTAGACCCGTATGTCACTACTAATTATGTAAGATTTTTTAAATTTGATTGGACCTATGTGAACTGGAACAACTGGACTCTTGATGTCGGCCTTGAAAAAATGAGGTAAGAATGCCCGACATTGACATATCTGTAGTTGATATAATATCAGTTTCTCAGACTAGCACACTTGTTCTCTCTGATATTATTGTTCCGGTGCTTTCTAGCACAGTAACCATATCTGAATCAAAAAATTTGAGTAGTGGAACTATCGTTATTCCAACTCGTATTGCCACAATAGTGGTACAAGATGTAAATTCAACTCTTCTTCCTGAATACTTTCTTTCTGTTGCAGAAAGCAACATTATTGTATCAGAGAAAGGGTTTACTTCCGGATTACTCTCATCTTTTCAGCTCTTGGCGGCGGAACCCGATATAGGGAGAGTATTTATTGTTGAAGTTCATGCGGGCAGGGAAATAGAAGGAGAATCTTGGGTTGATTCTTCGGGGGCTTGGTCAATTCCATTCAGTTCATTTACATACGGAGAAGTAGATGCTGTTGAAGAAGGAGCAGTTAAGGGTGGTGTATATGCCTTGATATCCTACACTCCGACTGCTAGTATCGGAGCTTGTCAAAGTACCGCTTCGTCATTCTACTTTGATTTTAATAATCAAACTCTTTATATTCATACGTCTGGAAATAACAGTCCGGCAACCCAAACCGGAGGAATTTATGATTATTGTATTATAGCAAGATTTAATGTTTGTTTTACAAACAGACAACCCAAAGATAATAGGGTTATTTATAGTCCTAAATCCGTAGCCAATCCTACATTATCATTGCATGAAGTTTATTATCTTCCTTATCTGAACGATGAATCATTTCCGACAATAACTCAAGGAGTTGGAGATTACTATATTGGAGACTTGCAGATACAATTTGGCTCTTTGACTTTTGTTAATGATGGTTGGTTGTACTGGGCATTTGAATCAATAATATGGCACAATGCTTCAGTCTACGTTAAAGTTGCAGAAGAAGGCTCCCCTTATTCCGATTTTGAGACCTTATTTATAGGGATTGTAAGAAATCCTACTATCAATGATGAGCAAGCGGAGTTTGAAGTCACTGATAGTAGGGTCAATGAACTTAGGGACATACCCCTGACGACATTTGACCCTCTACTTCCCGAATATCAATATACTGAGGAAAGTAGTTATGGCTCTCCTATTCCAATTCCGTTTGGTACATGCAAAGGAATAATTGCAGTACAATCCAACCAGTCTATATACAAATATAAAATTTCTGCTTACCCAATAGAGGAAGTGACAAATGTTTACCGTGGCGGAGTTTTATTAACTCCTTCGGATTACTCTGTAAATCTTACTGACGCAACAATAACTTTAGTCAATAACATCAACGACCTTGTTGTTACCTGCGATGTCAAGGGAGTAAAGTGTTCTAGTTCTGGAACGTGGTCGGAGCTATTTGGGGATGGTGTTTTTTTTATTCTTAATACTCTTAACTCAATACCATATGAAAATATAGATATTTCGTCTTTGCTGGCACTTAATGCGGCTCGGACAGCAAAGATGGGGTTCTATCTAGATTCTTCGATGCCAGCTTTGGACCTTATACGAATCTTCCAGCAATCGGCTGTTTTCCATTGTATTCCGAGAATGGATGGCGTTTGGACGTTTAAATACTATACCTCTGCCATGGAGGGGGCTGTCAGAGTTTATAAAGAGGATTTAGAAAAACTTGGCCTAAAGTATTCTACTGATGGAACATATCATACTGTCATATTAAATTATGATAAAAACTGCGGAACTGGGGAGCTAAAGAAAGTTACTGTTTTTGATGACAAGGTAAAATATCGATATAAGGAAAAGGGTGTTCTTACGGTAGAAACAGCCCTTTACGACCCGACAGAAGCTACTCTTTTGGCTACTTTTTATCTGGCGATGGTAAAAGTCCCTCCAAAATCCGTTGAAGGTATTATGGGGATGGACGGATTCAATCTTCTTCCATCCGATAAGATTATTATTTCCAAGACTATAAAGGACTCTAATGGAAATGACATAACCGTTCTTGCTGATGCAGTTTATCGCGTTCTTGAGTTTCAGAAGAACTTAGCCCCAGCCAGTACTGGTTTCTCGGGAGTAGACGACTCTCAGTCTTATGGAAATTACCATGCCGATACTGCCTACCAAGATTCACACGAAGCCGTTTACACAGACATATCCTCTGTTGAGCATGCTGATGCTGACCACGGAGATGTTGCCCATGCAGATGTGGACCACGGAGACGCTTACACAGATAATTATTCAGATTATCATACGGATTTAGGGCATTGGGCGCATTTGGAACATGTAGATTATACTATGCACCCTGACCATTATGATTATTTGGATGGTGAAAAAGTTAGTACTTGGATGGGACCACCGGAACCTCCGTTTATTAATTGGTATGATTATGGAGATACTGGAATTTGGTATCTGTGGGATGATGCAAGTGGTTATTCTGATGAAGCAACTCGTATTTTTGTGGAACACCAAAATATTATGGAGGTTATTGTTGGTCACTTGGATACTCCTCATATTGACTGCGCACATGGGGATTCTTACGCAGACGTTCATACTGATATGTCTCACGCAGATTCTCAGTTCTAGGGTAGCAATATGGGATACAATATAAAAATCCTTAATTGTAATGGTCTTTGCGGTTCGTGTTACGAAACAAAAATACGAGATAGAGTAGGATTTAAAAAGTACGACATTGATAAAATACTTAAAAGACTCAGAGAAGAAAGTAATAAAGTATCAAAGGACGACAGGAACGACAGAAAAAAGAGGGCAACCCCTTGTTTTCATGGCGGGGAACCTATGTTAGTTCCAATAGAAGATTTTAATAAAATTTTAGAAACAACATATGAGTTGTGGGGAAGAACTACGATACAGACAAATGGACTTCTTTTAACCGAGAAGCACATTGATATTTTTAAACAGTTTCAAACACATATAGGGTTTAGCCTAGATGGAGATACATCTAAACTTAACTTTGGTAGGTGGAATAGCCGATTTGTTCCGGTTAATGAAATAGAGGAAGGAACAAAGCTTGTTCTTCAGAATATGAAAAAATGCTCGGATGCTGGACTGTCTATTAGTGTAATATCGGTTCTGCGGCAGTATAATGCCTCAAAAGAATCCTTACCGGAATTCATAAAGTTTCTTCTCCGGCTGAAGAATGAATTTAATTGCACCAGCGTTAGAACAAATGAGGGGGTTGTCTACGACAAGAAAAAATTTCCATACGAAGAACTTGATTCCGGCTCCCTTGGATATTCTTTTTCTGTTCTTTCTGATACTTGCTTTTCTGACCCCGCCCTTGATTGGCAGCCTTATCGGGATGTTGTTGACCTAATGCTGGGGCATATGCAACAAACCTGTGTTTTTACTGAATGTGATATATGGAAAACATCTTCAGAAACAACAATCGATGAGGAAGGTAATCTAGGTAATTGTTTAAAGGGTGGAGGGGCGATTGACGGTATTCAGGTACTGGCAGCTGATTCTTACGCCAGCGAGCGTTATCTGGCCCTTGCTCAAACTCCTCAAGCTTTTGGAGGATGTAAAGACTGTAAGTTTTGGATGATATGCAAAGGGGGGTGTCCGGGAGAGGCAATTGATGATGACTGGAGAAACAAAACTCGTTTTTGTCTGGCTTGGAAAACTCTGTTCAGTCATATAGAGAATAAAATTATAGGCTTGTTTCCTAATATGCTAACCTTGTCTGGTAATAAACTGTTTCCTTCTCCTGCTGTAGCTGTGGCAAATTTAATGCCCGGAGGAAGTAGTTGGAGGTCCGATAGAAGGTTGACTGAAAATCAACTGAAGACAATTAAGGATGGAAAATCATTAAATTCTACTCTTTCTCCTTACAAAGATTGTCCTCATGGGGACCATACTGACAGAGTAAAGGCAGGAGTTTAATGAACCTTATAGAGAACTTTAATACAGGGTCATTTTCAAGAATGATATGGCTTTCTCAAAAGGCTAAGGATACATGGAAAGACCCTCTGGATAAAATTTCTGCTTTGGTTCATGAACTTGAAGTAGATAGTGTTGTTGCCGAGCATAGATTGTGCGCGTGGCAGACTATTGGCGAAGAGTCAGTTCCAGAATCTTCTGCAAGATGGGCAGAACACGGACTTGTTTCTCTTCCGCTGAAAAGAGTGGTTTCGTTTGGTGGATTTTCTCACAAACACGAAGAACCTCGGAGTGGACAACCCGCGTCTGTTTGTTTGGTTGTAGCAAGGACTATTAAGGATTGTTTGGATTTTAAGGATGCCTTTATAAACGGAGACAACTATCGTCAGGGTGTTATGTTAGGATTTCCAAAGTGCTGCTGCAAATTTTTTGACGAGTCGTGGTCTGGAGGGTTCTTTGACCCGATGTGGCAAGCGGCGCAAGCCTCCCCCGCGATAGAAGAAAATGAAAATCTCATTCTGGTAAAATCTCATCCGTACTCAAATCCTCTTCTTCGCTATATTGGAGTAAGGATAGGATTTCACATCCCTTGTTCTTTTAACTGTGGTGAAACTATCGCTTTGTCTACAGAGCGAATGAATCTAGCCCGTATTAAGAATAAGGACTTGTCTATGATTTTAGATTCTCTTTTACAGATGCCTATGGAATGGAGTAGTCTTCATGGGATAGGGATGGTGAAAACACCTATATTCTACATCGTTGTTCAGTCTGTCCCTACTCTTGAAAGATTCGTTGTTAGGACAGACGGAACTTTTATACCAAAGGAGTCGTGCCATGGCTGAAAGATATGTAAAAATTTCCGAGTATGCGCGAGCAATTATAAATCTTAAGAAGTTGATAAAGAACGCCGGAAGTATTGGACCCGTAGGAATCCATAATCTTCTAGACGGAACCGTTCATCCCGATACCGATAATGATACTGTTGCAAAAGGAGATATTGTTAGAGGTTCTGTAGGAGATAAATGGGAACGTCTTGCGCGAGATAGAAATGGAGAAATACTTACGTTGGACAACGACCTCCCTGAATGGAAACATAAAATTACCATAAGTAGTGATAGTCCTTCCGGAGGTGAGGACGGTGATATATGGTTTCAAACGCCCATAGAAGATTTGTTTCTTATGGTCTCTAATGGTGCATACAATGATTTTGCGTGGCGTTGGCATAATTTAGATACTGTTGCTCCAGAAGGTTACATGATGGTAAGTCCTTTCTGGTACGGTGAATGGGACTCTCCAGTTTGGTTTACTGGAGTCTGTTACTACGAAGGTTACATTTATGCAGTTGGGTGGGGGAGTAACAATGGGTTTGTCGGGTATAAGGACTCTGTTTCAAAGATAGATGCTGAAACTGGTGAGATTATAGCGGAGAGTAATGCTTATATTCCAAACCCCGAAAATCCCGAAGACATTACGTGGCCTCTTTGGGTAACACAGCAGATTTGCTCGGACGGAACATATGTTTATGTTGCCGATTGGTCTAATTCTAGAATAGTTAAGTATGCAATGTCCGATTTATCCTATGTTGCTCAAACACTTGTTTGGACCGAGGGAGAAGGAATTGATTGGATACACCCAGACGGAATTTGCACTGATGGGACTCATCTTTATGTCACATCAAATGACGATAATGACTCGCAGTCCTTGAGCAAATATCTTTGCAGCGACCTCAGTTTAGTTAGTAGAGTTATAGGCCACGGTTTGGGGGATAATCAGTTTATATGGCCTATGGCTATAGTTACTGATAATACTTATCTTTATATGTTGGATGGTGGGTTCGATTTAGGATGTCAATTAAAAGTTCATAGATGTTCGGATTTATCCTATGTTACCAGATTGAATCTTGGCGGAGCGAATGAAGTAGTAGGAGTATATGGACTTGTTTACTATAACGGTTCATTATACTTTCTTATAGTTCATAGTGCTGATAGTGATGTTACTCACGTTAGAAAATATAATGCTTTGACATTGGTACTTGAAGCGGAATACGATGCTGATTCTACCATTGAGGGGGAAGAATATTATTACTCTAATTCATATATGTTTGCTATGGTTGCACCCAAAATATCTTGGACAACCGTTCTATATGAAATAACAGTTCCTGCGGGAGTAACAGAACTAATCGTTGAGGCTTGGGGACATGGTGGAAAAGGCGGGGCTGGAGGTTCTACTTATGGCGGCGGAGGCGGGGGCGGGGGAGCATTTGCTCAGAGAACAATAACAGTATCACCGGGGGACTACTACTATAGTGTTCTTAATGAGGGCAGTGGAGAACACACGGAGGTGTTCAAAGGAGATGTCTCCAATCAAAAAATTGAAGATGGAGGATTTGAGAATTGGACAGATGAGCATACTCCTACGAATTGGAATCTTATAAGTTATGGCGAGGAAACTATAAATGAAGAGAGTTCAATAATCCACGAAGGATTAAGGTGTATTAGGGTAGACCTTACAGAAGACTCAAAGACTGGGGCTTTTTCGGATGAAAGTTTTAATTTAACTCCTAACTCTTTGTATAGACTATCTTATTGGACTAGACAGAAAAACTCAGTAAATGATTGGCCTATAGGCGTACATCTTTGTGATACAAGTGAAACTGTATCTGTTCAGTGGACCGAAGGCGACGGTATTTGGAGTCAAGGATGGACTACGGACTTTTATACAATAGAGAACGGCCTACCAGACGAAGATGTGTGGGTAAAAACAACTATATTATTTTACGCCCATCCAGATTATACAGATTACAAGATAATATTTGATATGTGGCATCCACAAACAATAATTGGTGTTGTAAATCTATATATCGACGATGTACGCATAGAAGAAATAGACCCAACACTTATTTTATCTGCGGCTCCGGGTACGGACGGCTCTCCTTCTGCGGCAGGAGTTGGCGGAGCGGCGGGAAGTTGTGTCAATGCTGATGTGGCTTACTCAGGAGGAAATGGTTATAGAAATGGGGGAACTGTTGGTTTGGATGGGGGGTCTTCCGCAGGAAAGTTTATAGATGGAACTAATTCTAGAGACCCAAGTGTTAATAATCTTCCGCCATTATACGGATTTACTCCTGCCTATGGGGGTGGTGGCGGAGGAGGTACATCGCACGAAGGAGTAGCAGGAGGAGCACCGGGAGGAGGGGGAGGCGGGTCTGCTAAACTTCATTACACAAACGCACCGGGAGGGGCCGGATTAGTTCAATTCAGATATAAGAATCCGGTATAATAATGATTGAAAGAATTTATTGTTGTTTTGGATTCATACTCTGGCTTTCGTGGCATATAGTTCTCATTTGCTTGGCACACCAAGAAGTTGTATTTAAGGGTCGTAGGGTGTTCAAGATATAGGAGATTACTATGGCTGACCTTTTCATTAATAGTTTAGAAGAAGTAGATGTCGAAGAAGGCTTTGTAGTTAGCGTTGAAGATAGGGGAACTGTTTATGTTAAAGTCGGAGGGGTTTGGACTCTTACAACAACCGTCTGGGTACATACGGGTGGGGTTTGGGTCGCCAGCACTCCTTATACGAAGGACGAAGCTGTATGGTTATAGACAAAGGACTTGAAAAGTTAATGAATATCCTACAATATGGAGGTGAGAGTGCGGAGGTTTTATACTTTTTTTGTGGGAGGTGCAGCAATGCGATTTGACATTTACCATCACACGATGGAGTATCTGGACGTAAACGAAAAACTCGACAAACTCCTTCATCTTACGAAGGAAATTTTAAAAAAGGAGATACATATGACCATTGAACTCGACACGTTGACCACTGAGGTAGAAGAGAATACCGTTGCAGTTGACTCTGCAATCGCCCTGATTGAGGGTATTGCCGCGCAGTTGGTTGCGATTAAGGATGACCCCGCTAAGATTCTGGCTCTTGCCAATACGCTTGATGCGACCTCGGCTAAGTTAGCTGCCGCCGTTGTTGCAAACACCCCCGCCGAGTAAGAGCGTGACCTCCGCACTCTCATTTTTTATTTTAAGAAAGGGTAAAAAGTAATATGAATCGACTCCTAATTACTGGTTCTGGTGGTTTTGTAGGTCATCATGTAGTGGAGTGGTATCTGGAGAAAACAGACTGGGAACTTATAGGGCTGGATTCTTTCCGCCACGCCGGAGACAGCCTACGCGTTCAAAAAGACCAAAGATACAAGGTTTACTGCCACGACTTGAACGCTCCTATAAGTACCCGTCTGGCAGCTGAGTTTGGGAAAATCGACTACGTCTTAAACCTCGCAAGCTGTTCTGATGTTGACCTGTCTATGAAAGAACCACTCCATGTCTGGGAAAACAATACAAAACTCATTGGAAACATCCTTGAGTTTGTGCGAGGGAGAGACATCGAGATGTTCATTCAGTGTTCGACGGATGAGGTCTTCGGACCTGCTCCAGACGGTCATTATCACACAGAATGGGAAACGGCTATCCCCTCTAATCCCTACTCTGCTTCTAAAGCTGCGCAGGAAGCCCTGTGTATTTCTTATTGGAGAACTTATGGTGTCCCTATTGTCATTACGAATACTATGAATATGATTGGAGAACGACAAGAGGTATCAAAGTATCTCCCTAAAATTATCAGGGCGATTTATCGCGGGGAAGAGATTGTTGTTCATGGCACTCCAGATAGGATTGGTTCTCGTATGTATCTTGATGCCAAAAACCTTGCCGATGCATGGCTGTTTTTGATGGAAAATCTATCCCCTCGGGTCTACCAAGACGGTCCGGACGCGCAGAGGCCGAGTCGTTACAATGTTGTGGGGCAAGAAGAGGTTTCAAACTTGGAGTTGGCAAGGCGGGTTGCTGAAATAATGGGTAAGACGGCTAATTATAGGTTTGAGGATTTTCACAGTGTCAGACCGGGTCACGATAGACGGTATGCTCTGGACGGGACGGCACTACGAGACTTCGGTTGGAAACATCCATTCCCTCTGGGTGAGACCCTCCGTAGAATCGTAAAATGGACGATTGAAAATCCAAATTGGCTGCTCTGAATAAGGTAGGAATTGGTATTGACATGTTATGGGTACTATGTAGAATTTTAGTTGTCTTTAAATCTGTAAACGTGAGGAGGACTTAATGAAGAACATAAGCACAGATGAGAAAGCCGTCAAGATTAAGGGCTTTTTCAGGCTGCAAATCACAGAGGACAGGGCGGGCAAGCCCCAAAAGATTGTCGGGGACTCCGGCTGGAGAGAGAACTCTCTGACTAACGAGGGCTTTGACGATTATCTTTGCCGCCTTATTGCGGCACAGGCTTCGTCCAAGCAGATTGGTTTCATTGCTCTTGGCACGGGTACTGCCCCCAATGCGACCCATGCGACTCTGAACGGAGAACTCGGTGGTTCGACCAAGCGGAAGGCAGTCACGGTCAGCGTCTCTAATTCCAAGACCGTCCGGTTTACTGCGACTTTTGGCTCCAGCGACAGTTTTCTCGCGGGTCAGTCCACGCTCCAGAATATCGGCCTGTACGACAACAACGCCACCAATGGTACGTTGTTCGCTGGCTCGACGTATCCGACTTCGACCTGTGACTCTAACCAGAATGTTAACGTCACATATGATATTCAATTTTCTTAGGTTGTGATTAGTATAGGTAGGGTAGGAATTTAATTAGTGATTTTTCCTTTACTTTTTGATTAGTTTATGCTAGTATGTAGGTATGAAACAAAAATATCTACAACTTGCAGACCGGGAATGGTTGGCGGCAAAAGTGCAAACTTTTAGGTTAAGAGAGATAGCGGCGGAGATAGGTTGTTCCTACTCTGCCGTTATTGTTTCTCTTAAAAAGTTTGAAATTAATGTCCCTACAAGAACAAACTATAGAAAGAGTCTAACAAAATCCGAATCTTGTAAGGCCGCTTACGCTAGAATGTGGCCCAATGGAAGATTCGGTTCTTTGGCGGCAAATTGGAAGGGCGGTAAAAGAAAAACAGGAAGTGGTTACAAACAGATTTTAATGCCAGAACATCCAAGTTCTGATTGTCAAGGATATGTGATGGAACATACGCTCATTGCTGAGAAAAATATTGGTAGACAATTAACTAATGAAGAAGTGACTCATCACATAGATGGGAACAAAGAGAATAATAAAGAAGAAAATATTGAAGTTCTGTCTCGTAGCCAGCATGTCCAACTCCACTTTGACGCAACCAAAGAAGTCGCTCGTTTAAAGGCTATTCTAGACAAGCGTAAAATTCCTTACTAACTAGGAGGTATAAGGTATGGTAAAGGTGAAAAAGTCTGTTTCGGATGTTTTGAAAGCCAAGGGCGGGATAAGACTCGACCTTGGTTGCGGCGAGAACAAACAGAAAGGTTTCGTAGGAATTGATTTGCGGAAACTGCCCGAGGTTGACATCGTTCACGACCTTGAGCAGTTTCCGTATCCTCTTCCCAACGAAAGCTGTCTGGTCATCGTCGGAAGTCATTTGGTTGAGCATATCAAGCCTTGGCTCATGCTCAAGTTCATGGACGAACTGTGGAGGATTGCAAACGTGGGTTGCCAGCTTGTCTTAGCACACCCCTATGGAGTCAACGAACTTTTTGTTCAAGACCCCACGCACTGCAACCCCTGCAACGCCGCCACTTGGCAGTATTTTGACCCCCGCTATCCGCTTTATCAAGTTTACAAGACAAAGCCGTGGAAAATCGAAAAGGGATTTCCTATTTGGCAGCAATCAGGTTGTATGGAGGTCTTTTTTACAAAAGTCTCTGAAGCGGAAGGGAAACGTATGTACGAAAAAGAACGTGTATATGATACTGAGGAGAAGTAAATGGAAGACCTCGGCATCAACGTAGCAGAAAAGGTAGGCATGAAAGAGGCAATAGGAAAATCCAAAGAGATTGTCTCGTTCAATGCCGTAGCTGTTGTTAGGGCGCACGAAGACGGAAAACTTGAAGTTCTTGGAGTTCATTTTATGAATGCGGACAGAAGTATGGTGACTGTTCGTCCCGGAGAAGTGCGCAAGGTTGAACTAAAAATTGAGGGTCCAAAATGAAAAAAGATAAGGTAATGGTAGAGAGATTCGGAAGTGGTTCGGTCATAATCGGGAAGGACTCAGAACCGCAAAAGAGGCTCATGGTCTCAATTCCCATGACGGGGTCTGTAAGGTCTGAGTGGATGATGGCTCGTTACGGGCAAATCATTCCTTGTAACTGGAGTCAGACCGACCACATCAGTTGGATTGACCAGTATTCTCCTTTGAGGTTCTTGGTTCATGATGCAAGAAATCTTGCTGTGGACCATTTTTTGGAATACGGAGCAGATTGGCTTTTGTTCATTGATTCGGATGTCTGTCTTCCTCCGGCATTTCTAATATCCATTAACGACTACATGCTGAAGGAAAAAGTCCCTGTCGTTTCTGGTTTGTATTTTACCAAGTCGATTCCGGCTGAACCTCTTGTTTATCGTGGACGGGGAACTGGGTATTACAACAAATGGAAGATGGGAGACAAGGTTTGGGTGGACGGGCTTCCCATGGGCTGTACCCTTATTCACAAAACAATCCTACAGGCTCTCTCGGACGAGTCTAAAGATTACGTTGTGGCAGGAAGAAAAATAAAGATGGTATTTGAAACCCCTTCCCGTGTCTTTTACGACCCAGAAACTCATACATTCAATACGCAGACGGGAACGGAAGACTTGGAGTTCTGCTCACAGATTATGAAACGGGGAATCTTTACTAAGGCAGGATGGCCCGAGATTCAAAAGAGGATGCCTTTCCCCTTCCTGATTGATACCCGTCTTTTCTGCTGGCACATTGACCCCAATGGCATGAAATATCCCGCACGAAAAGAGCATTATGAGTATGCTAGAAAGGCCAAAAAGTAATGGAAACTGACGGAGAAAAGATAGTCGCTGCTATTGGGGCGAAGCAGATGGGGGAGGAAGAACTTTCCAGAGAGTTCAATTATCTTTTCTATTCACACCCCCACCGGACTTGGGCGAACACAAAATGGATGGGCAGACCCGTCAACCAAAGTGTAGCCGACCTGTGGCTTTATCAAGAAATTATTTGGGATAGAAAACCAGATATGATTTTGGAGACGGGTACAAGCGAAAGCGGGCTTACATTGTACTTTGCCAACCTACTTGACCTACTTGGAAAGGGAAAGGTCATAACGGTTGATTTTATCGTCTGGGATTCTCGCCCAAGCCATTCAAGGATTTGTCCTTTGAACGGGGATTCAAGTTCCCCAGATATAGCTGCGATTATTATGGAACACGCAAAGGAATGTAAAGAGGTCTTGGTGGTTCTAGACTCTGCCCACGACAAGGTTCATGTGCTAAAGGAGTTAGAGCTTTATTCTCCTCTGGTAAAGTCTGGAGGATACTTAATAGTGAATGACACAAATACCGAAGGACCGAGAGAGGCGGTGGAGGAGTTCATTAAGGAAAATCCAGACTTCTATCCGGAAGAAGGGTTCGATAAGTTCTACTTGTCCTTTAATCCGGGGGGCTATTTAAGACGGAGATAAAATGAAAGGATGCAGAGCTTTGCATATCTTAGCGAATGAGGATGTTCTCGTCCGTGGGAGTCTCTGTTCTGCAGATACGCTTCTTGGCGTATCCACTAATGAAATAGTATCTGTTACAGAGCCTATAAAGTTCAGTATTGTCATTAGGTTCTTATCAGGTATGTTCGTAAAGTTCATTAACAGGTTCGTTTCCAAGAACGATTTAGCTTCCTCTATCAAGGGAGTTATTTCTACGATTCACTACCACTCGTCTTTCATTGATGCAGAATCTTGTGTTTTCACTAAACAAGCCGGGGTGCTGAAAAGCCCTCCGGCTTTTTTTATTTTAGGAGAAAAATATGTACTTATGTAAAAGGAGTTATTAAGTGATTTCAACTTTGACTGAAAGAATCCGAGCGTGTATGGAAAAACATCCAGAGTGGACTGACAGACGGGTTTCTGGCTCCATAAGAGGAGCTACTTTAACCTCTGTTCATAATGTTCGTGCGGGTGTACCCATTCAGGAACAGGAAGAGAAGGAAGGGGATGTTACCAAGGAAGAGAAACAATCCGTGTCGGGAATTATCTCATTGGACGTTGTTCGTCTGAGGTACGACACCCTTGCCTCTATTAGGAGAGAGTTGAAAAAGATACCTTTCGGAAAAATCATACCTGAAAGGGAGCTTTGTTTCAGGTCGGCGGGAAAAGATAATGCCAGATTTAGGAGGACGGTTGAAAATAACATAGAGGAATTCAAGAACAACCGGGTAAAACTTAAATTGGACCAAGAAGCCTCAGACGGTCAATGGTGGTGGGGTTCTGCAGGGGACGTTAAAGAAGCAATTCGTCTTCGTGACGAGTAAGGAGTTTATTTATGAAAACAAAAGAAATTGACTTGGGAAGCCTAGCAGACCTTATAGCCAAGGGTCCGCACGGGAAAGAGAAACAGGAGAAACAAGCCGAAGCTATTTCTAGGCTTCAACAGACCCTCATGCTCATGTACAAGCGGCAGAAGCCGTATGAAGTACCTGTCAAGTCGGACGGAAATAGAATCTTATTCGGTCTCATTGGGGACACTCAAATTGGCAGTCTCTATCAGCAGAAGGATGCAGTCACCGCTTTTTACACGCGGTGTGCGGAGGAGGGGGTAAAGGAAGTTCTTCATACCGGGGACGTTCTTGATGGATGGAAGGTCTACAAGGGGCAAGAATTTGAACTTCGTCCAGACGGTAAATCGTGGCCTGAGCAGAAAGCGTTGTTTGTAAACGAGATGCCAAAGATTACCGGAATGAAAACTATCTTCATAACCGGAAACCATGACGCTTCATTCAAAAATCTGGTTGGGTTGGTAGTCGGGGACGAACTGTCTCAGGCCCGCCCCGACTGGAAGTTCGTCGGGCAGGATGTCGGGGATGTTACCCTGCAAACGGAAAATGGTCAGGCGTTTAGGGTCCGGCTTCTTCATCCCGGTGGTGGAACAGCCTATGCAGTTAGCTACCACGCGCAGAAGATTGTCGAGGCCATGTCGGGAGGGCAAAAGCCGGACCTACTCGCTATCGGTCATTATCACAAAGCTGTGTATATGCCCCAATACCGTAATGTGGCTTGCTTAGAAACAGGCTGTTTTCAATCCCAAACTCCTTTCATGGTTCGGCAGTCTCTTGCAGCTCATGTCGGCGGATGGATAATCACCGCTTATCTTAACGACAGAAAGAAGTTGACGAACAGAATTCAGGCAGAGTGGATTGGATTCTTTGAGGAACAAAAAACCGCTTAGGAGAGTGAACTTTGGCCTCTAGTCTGCGTAATCCGTCAGCTTCCGCTTCTATTGTAGCGGGGTGGACGACTCCGGCTAACGTATACGCTTCGGAAGATAATCGAGCAAGTGCGTCCGCCACTACCGCTATTATGGCGGCTACGGGATTCGGATTTTCTGTCAACTCGGACGGAACTGTTACGGGCATAAAGATTGAGATTGAGGGTTATGGGGCCGGGACTAGTGCGGCTAGACGAGGTCTTTCGCCGTCTCCAACTAAGGACGGTTCTAACAAAGCGGGTGATACAGGAGCGCAGACAGACCTTGGTTCGTCCGAGGGTGCATATCTTGTTTGGGGTGCAGATGGGTCTATGTGGGGGACGACATGGACCCCGGCCCAAATCAACGCTTCTACTTTCGGTGTTTTGCTTCAGCCAGCCGGGACAACGGGCTACATTCGCTATGTGGACCATGTTCGGGTTACTGTTTACTGGACGGTTCCCAACCTGACTAAAAGCGTTTCTGATTTAATAACAGTAGCTGAAACAAGAACTCTCGTTCTCTCGGACGTTATCATTCTTGCTAGGACTGATTCTGTTTCAATTACAGAAACTAGAACAGTAGCTTTTGATGATTTATCCGTTGATGATTTATCCGTAAACAAAGCTGATTTAGTAACGATAGCTGAAGCAAGAACTCTTGTGGTCGGAGACATAATAGTTCCTGCTAGGTCTGACGGAGTGACTGTAGGGGAGTCCCGCACCGTTACGGTAGAGGGTATCACATATTTCGGGGAGAACAACGGCGGGGACTCATTTGAGGATATGGGACCAAACTACCTTCAGATGATACGGTGTCAGAACACGGCTGGAACCGGGACGCTGACCGAGTTGGGCATAAACATTAGAGACGCTGGTGGGGCGGCGGTTCGCCTTGGGGTATATGCGGACACTGGCTCATCGACTCAGCCGGGGTCACTATTGCTTGACGCCGGAGAAATTGACCCGGCTGTATCAACCTCATGGAATACAAAGTCAGGATTGTCTCTAGCCGTAACCCTAAACGAATACTACTGGTTGGCGTTTAACAACGACCTGACAATTTCAGCCTATGTAAACACATCACCAGCAAACCAGTACTACAATGCGACGACGTATGGGGCGTTACCAGCATCCCCCGGTAGTCCGGATGGAAGTGACGGTACACGCATTTGTATGCGAGCAGGGGTAGATGTTTTAACAGACCTCTCCATAAGTGTTGCAGAAACAGCAACGATAGCAGAAGCGAGAACGCTTGTTCTATCTGATATTGTTCTTTCTAGGACTGACTCTGTTTCGATAGCTGAAACTAGAACTCTTGTAGTCGGAGACATAATAGTTCCTGTTAGAACTGATTCTGTACACATTGACGAAACAAGAACAATAGCTTTTGATGATTTATCGATAACTAGAACTGATACGGTAACGATAGCTGAAACTAGAACTCTTGTAGTCGGAGACATAATAGTTCCTGCTAGAACTGACTCTGTTTCGATAGCTGAAACTAGAACTCTTGTAGTCGGAGACATAATAGTTCCTGCTAGAACTGACTCTGTTTCGATAACTGAAACAAGAACAGTA